GCCAGCAACTGACAACACCTACGACCTTGGAAGAACAGGGCATGAGTGGCGCAATTTGAACATCGACGGGACCGCGAACATTGATTCGCTCGTTGCGGATACGGCGGACATCGACGGCGGGACGATTGACGCAACGGCTATCGGCGCAACGACCCCGAGCACCGGCGCGTTTACGACGTTGTCGAGCACGGGCCAACTCAGCGGTAAAGGCACTTCTACCAACGACAACGCGGCGGCTGGTTTTATTGGGGAGTATGTTGAGAGTGTAATTGCGTCTGCTTCTGCTGTTTCCCTTACCACAAATACCGCCGCAAATGTTACCTCCATTAGCTTAACCGCTGGCGACTGGGACGTCGATTTAATGACCTATTTTGTTCAGGCGGCAACTACAACCATTTCCGTTCTTATAACTGGTTCAAACTCAACTTCGGCTACGCTTCCAACACTTGACAGCCAACAGCGGGCTGAGTGGGACGGCGAAAACCTTACACACAATCGGGTTAGGCGAACTCTGAATCCTCGGACGGTGCGTTTTTCACTAGCGAGCACAACCACCATTTACCTTATTGTATACGCGGAGTTTGGCGTTTCTACGATGACCGCGTTTGGAACCATTCGTGCTCGTCGCGTCCGGTAAAGTGAAACTAACATGACCTCCCTCGACAAGCTCCAACAGCTCTACGCCGCCTCCCGCATCGCCGCTCTGAACGCCGACCAGCACGAAGCTCTCCGCAAATGGGCGTCCGAACTGGCCGAGGAGCTGAAGCCTAAGCCTGCCGCCGATGTCATCGAGAAATCAGCCTGACGCCAACTGGCAGTCGTACTACGGCGACAACCCCGACACGTCGGGCTTTGTGAACCCGCCGAATCCGCAGGACTACGATGACATCCTCAAGTTCTCCAACTGCACCAATGTTTTGGTTACCGGCAAAGAAATTGCCGCTGGTAGCGAAAACTGCATTGATGCGGTGCGCGGGAGCAACTACAAGTTTAAGGGATGCGATCTTCAGGGTGGTGCTGGCGTCTCTGCCGTCACCCTAAAGGGCTCCATTGACGGCTGGCAGATGGTGGGATGCACCATTGGGCACGGCAAGGAGACGGACATTGAGCTGGGGCAGTTTGACAACTACTGGACCCCAGGCCGCAAACCCACCCGCAATGGGATGATTAAGGCGTGTATATCCGCCGACGACTCTGTTATTCACGTTACCTGCTGGAACGCCGACAAGCCACAGGTGGTTGCAAGCAACGTCAAGATTCGCCAGATCCCGTGGATTATCTGGTTCCCATATTTCTGCTTCCGTTATTTAACTACCCGTAAAGGTTAATATGCTCGGCTTTCTTTCATCTGCATTAGGCGGCACGATTCTTGGAAAGGTGTTGAGCTTTGGCGACAAGTGGTTTGAGAGCTACACGCATCGCAAGAACACCGAGGTGGACATCTTGAAGGCAAAGGCGTTGTCTGAGCTAAAGATTAAGGAGGAGGAGCTAAAGGCGTTTACAACCTCCCAGCAGTCGGCCAACGAGGATTCCGTGGGCATCCCGGCGCAGGCAGCACCTTGGGCGGCAAACCTTGCCGTGGTGGTTGATTCCTTCCGCCGGTTTACGCGCCCAGCCCTAACGTGGGCTCTTGCTGCCGTTATTTCGCTTCTCGCGTTTCGTGGTAATCTGGACCCCGTGACCCGTACTGCCTTGGTGTCCGATTTGGTGTTTACCGCTGCAACCGCGCTTACATGGTGGTTTGGATCACGGCCTAAGACCGTTTCTACCAAATGAACGACAATTTACAACCGATGAAAATTCTTGCCGCTAATTTATTTAGCTGGTCCACAACGCTTGCCAGTATGCAGATGGTTACAGATGTATTACATATTTTTGCGCTTGTGGCGTCTTTGGCCGTTAGCGTGGTTTCCTGCTGGTGGATTATGAAGCAGGCCAACAACTTAGATAGGATTAGCCAAAAAGAAAGCAAGAAGCGCGAAAAAGACGCCAATCTGTAAGGTATCAACATTGAGCACTAAACCCGCCCATTGCCCTTTAAACGCTCATTAAAGCCCTTTTAAGGGGTTTTCTCCTCAAACCGCTACCATGCCCTTAAATCCCCGCAATTTGCCTTGTAATAGCCCTAGACGTGAGGTTAAGGGTGGCAAGAAGTTTGTGGTGAAGGGATGCCAAGGCGGACAGGAACGAGTTGTCCGTTTTGGTGATGCTAACATGACCATTAAGAAAAACATCCCTGCCCGCAAGAAAAGTTATTGCGCTAGATCTGGCGGAATTAAGGGAACAAACAATAAACTTAGCGCAAACTATTGGAGCCGAAAGGCTTGGAGCTGTTAATATGATGTACGCAAAAATGGAAGGCAAAGAAAAGAACAACTCTGGCAAGCAAAAAATGCCCCAGAAGAAAGCAAACGGCAAGGCCGGGCGCATGATTGAGTACGGCAAGCGCAAGAAGTGCAAGTGAAACGCTCCACCGTCAACTCCGCAGGGGTTTACACGAAGCCCACCATGCGTAAGCGGCTGTTCCAGAACATCAAGTCTGGAACCAAGGGCGGTCGCCCCGGCCAGTGGTCGGCCCGCAAGGCGCAGCTTTTAGCTGTTAAATACAAAAAGGCTGGCGGGGGTTACACCACGTCCAAATGAAACCCCAGCAGCGTAGCCTACAAAACTGGTCTAGGCAGAAGTGGCGCACCAACTCGGGCAAGCCCAGCCTTGAAACCGGCGAACGCTACCTTCCAGATGCCGCTTGGAAGTCCATGACCCCCGGTGAAAAACGGGCAACCAACCAAGCAAAACGCAAGGGCATGAGGGCTGGTAAGCAGTTTGTTCCACAGCCAAAAACAATTGCTAGAAAAACGGCAAAGTATCGGTAGGCTGCCACGGTGAAACAAATTTGTAGGCTATACTAAAAAAATGCCGAGGTACAGCAACTATGGTTCCCTTGATAACCTTATGGTTGACGAGGGGGATGTCTTGTTTTCCCGTGTAAATGCGCGGCTGCGTCCAGACCAGCTTCAGCCAGGAGACGTGGCCTACTCGTCTAATGGCCGCATGGACATTGGTGGAGCATGGCAACCACGAAAAGGCATTAGCAACTTTGACACGGCAATTACGACCAATACCGCTGCTTTGCGCCTGCCGTTCTACCTTTACGCCAATACGACGGCCACCTCAATTAGCCGGGCTTCGGATGTCATCACCATCGTTTTTGCCGCTGCCCATCCGTTTGTAACCACTACATTAGCCCGTGTTTCGGGTATTACGGGCCTTACTCCCGACCCCAACGGGAATCGCCTTATCACGGTGGTTAATTCAACCACAATTGAAATCACCGTTGTGGGCCTTTCCGGGAGCATTGCAGGTACCGCTGTTGTTGGATCTCCTCGTCTTGAGGATGACGCCGTAAACGCTGTTTATGGCTCATGTCTTTTTTCTGATCCAGACACGAACAACACGGAGTACATCATCATTGCCACAACCGAGTTTGCGTATGCAATCAAGTTGTCTGATGGAACATCCACGCAAATTGACTACCCGAGCGGCGTAAGCATTTCAGCCGATGTTGGGATGCTTCAGGCGTTTAACTTTGTCTTTATCTTTCGGGATGGATTAACCGCATTGCAGTGGAATGGCACTCTTACCGGAAGCCCCGCCTTTACTCTGGTTGAAAACGGGGCATACGCGCAACCTGTCTATCTGGATGCAAGCAGCAACACGGTTATTGCTGACGGAGTTGTTACCGTAAGTGAAACGGCGCACGGGGTTGTTGTTGGTGATCGCATTTATGTCATTGATAAACTGACCTCCGAGTTGGTAGAGGCCGGTACTGGATATGTTGTTGCCACGGTCACAAATGCAAATACCTTTACGTTCTTTGCTTCCGTTATTGACCTTGCCGCGACCAAGGTAATTTATAGCCGTCGTCTTTCCGTTGGTACGGGGTTCACCCACATGCCCGCGCCTCCCTTTGGCATTTACCACCAGCGGCGGCTGTGGATGCCCTACCTGTACACGATGGCCGGAAGCTCTGGTTCCCCAACGATTACAAACCGTGGGATTACGGACGAGATTATTGCGTCCGACATTTTAGACCCAAATACATACGACCAAATTTACGCCAACTACCGCATTGCGTCGGGTGGCGCAGACTTTGTGGTGGCCATCCAGCCCTTCACCGAGGACAATTTGGTTATCTTTAATCGCAACACCATCCATCTTGTGCGGGGCGTTAGCGGTGACTTGGCTGCAACCGTGGTGCAGGAAATTACCCGCGAAGTGGGTTGCTTGGCCCGCAAGTCGGTTGTGCAGGTGGGCAATCAAATTCTTTTCCTTTCGGACAACGGCGTTTACGCCATGACATTTGAAGACTTATATAACCTGCGTGGTGCATCAATCCCGCTGTCCGAATCAATTAACCCGATCATTAAGCAGATCAACCCGGAATACGCGAAGAACGCCGTAGCCATTTACCACGACAACCGTTACTACCTTTCGGTTCCAATTGGCTCCTCCACGGAAAACAACGCCATTCTTATTTACAACTTCCTGACCCAGGGGTGGGAGTCGGTTGATACGGTTGACGCTCCGAATTGGAATGTTCGCAACCTAATCCGCGCCGGAGCCGGTTCGCTTAACAAGCTGTATGCGGTGAACTCCTTTGGCGGCATCCATATTATTGATGACCGAGATGATGATAATGACGTGATTATCAATCAGGTGAGCTACCCAGCCACCCCGCAAAACATTGTTTCCTACCTTACAACACGGCAATACACCGCTGGAACGATGGACCGTAAGCGTTACAATTCCTTTGAGCTTCAGCTTGAAAGCTCTGACAGCAACGAATCCGACGCAAACATTAGCCTTGAAACGGAAAACCCAGACTCGGTTGAAATCCTTGACTCGGTTAGCGACTTGCTGGGCGAGAAGTTGGCTGTTTCGGAAGACGCCTCTGTGCGTGGACGGTGCAGCAACGTGCGTGGATACGGCGCTCAGTTCACCATTTCCCCTACGCAGGGCAGGCCCAAGATTCGTGCGCTTAAGCTAACCTCTCAACTCACCGATCTTGGAATTAGTTCTAAGAAGTAAGCGTGGTAAAATACGACAATGCCAATTCTTGTTACAGGTAACACATACGCTGCAAACGATCAGGTTACATCAACCAATCTTAACGCCGCCGTTAATAGCGCGACATTTGCATCTGGTGCGGTTGATGGTGTTACTACCCAGCTTTCAAGCGGTTCTGTAATTGTAAGGGATGGCGGCATTTCTCCGGCAAAACTTAGCACGGGTGGGCCTTCTTGGAATAGTGGCGGAACGCTAACGGCCACAGAGTTTAGCGGACCCTTAACTGGTAATGCTACCAATGTAACGGGGATTGTGGCTATTGCCAACGGCGGCACGGGTGCATCTACGGCTTCTGGCGCACGCACAAATCTGGGTGTTTTGGGCAGCAACCTAAACAGCAACTTGGCCTCAAGCGTTGGAGTAACGCAAACCGCAGGCTCGGCTGGCATAGATCTTGTGTTTAATACCGCCAATGCGCCTACGGTTACGCTTACAGCGGGCACTTGGTTGCTAATTGGCTCGGTTGCGGGGAGAACAACCGACATAGCGGACACCATTAACGCTCAGTTCTGGAACAACACCGACTCGGCTGCTTTTGGTGGCGGGGCATCGCAATTAATCGTTGATTTTGCACGCGCAGATCTTTCGTGCGTTGGAGTAATTACCGTCGCGTCTAACAAGGTTATTTACTTCAAGGTGTTTCGCACCGCCGCATCCACCCTAGATCTGGGAAGCTCTACCCCAAGCGGACCGGCTGGATTTATTCAGGCCGTCAGGCTA